ACGCAGGAACATCGCAGGGCGCACGAGCGAAATTGTTCCAGGCGTCACGGTGCCACTCAGGTTGTCCTTGCTGGCGATCGGCTGATAGTCGTACCAGTCCGTTCCGTCTTTCGAAATCTGGAACATCAGAATGCCAGGGCTACCGAGTGCGCCGCTGTTGATAATGCGATAGGTCAGCTCACCACCATAGGAGGTGCTGACGTCGATTGTCGAGCTAGCGACCGGCGCAGATTCGAGCGTGCCAGAGGGGATGGTGGTAGGTGTCGCCCACAAGGCCTGGAATGATTTAGTTGCCGGCATTATTCTTTCTCCGTTCCATCGTCGTTGAACATCGCGTTCTTGACCTGGTCGCGGGTAACTACGACCGGCTGCATGGCCATTGCCTTAAGCGCGTTGCCTTGTGTGGCCGTCAACACAGTCAGGCGCACAAGCTCGCCGACCATGCCCTGGGTGAACGGGTCACCAATGTCGAGCCCAGCTTCTTGGCCGAGGAACTTCAGCGCCCATGCAACTGCGCGGTTTGACGAGGCGTTTTCGAGCGCATCAAGAATTTCGACGCCGCCAGGACACGCGGCCATTACGGCCCGCGCGGTAATGAATCGCTGCTGCGGCGCCAGCAGTCCTTCGGCGTTTAAGGCGGCAGCTAGCTTGTCCAGGTCGCGTGCGGCGCGCAAGTCGGCCAGGTCGGTCCGCGCCAGGATGCGGTCACGAATCGACATGGCTTAGGCGATCTTGATGACGGCGGTCGCAGCTGCAGGCGCCGGCAGGTTGACGGTGAATGGACCGTTGGTCGAGACGATGTCGGCGCCAAAGTCCAGCACGGCGCGAATCTTGTTGCCGTTAGTGGCGTCGTAGATCACGGCGCCGCGCGCGGTGATGGTCGAGTTCGCCCAGGACGGATCGGCGAAATCGAGGATCGCAACCGTGCCGTCGAGCGACACGGCATAGCCGGTCAGCGTGGCGCCGCCAGCGGTATAGCCCGTGCCCGTCACTTCGCCCGACGTCGTGTAGACGGTGCTCGCCTCGCCAAGCGTGGCAGCGCTGGTGTACAGGGCACATTTGTATGTATTGCCGGATGGGCAGAGCAACTGCAGCGCTTCCAGCTGCGATGCGCTCGGGAATGCGGCGGAAATTGCCATGCGGTCCTCTATTCTTTGTTCAGCTGCGCGCAGATCAGCGCGACCAGCTCGTTATCGGTGCGGCCCGGCACTTCCTCCGGAAAGAGGACGGCGCGGCCGCGGGCGGTATTGACCGGGAAGCACAGCGCCTCCGGATCGGCCGCCCACTCGCGGATCTTGGCGAGCAGAGCGGCGGTGGCGGGCTGGGTGCCCACCGGGTTACTTCAGCGATTCGGCGTACTCGACGGCTTCGGGCGAGGTATCGACCACGCCGGCCAGCGATTTCGCCTGTTTCTCGTCGACTTCGACGACGTCGTTGCACTTGCCCAGCTCGCAGTCGAGCAGGACGCGTGCTTTCACTTTTTTGGCATCTGCCATGTTGTTCTCCTATGGGGTTATGGCGGCCAGCATCAGCCGGCCGCCGAAAGCGATTAGGTCGCCGAGTGCTGGAACACCTTGATGGCGTTCGGGTCGAGCAGGTTGCCGCCGGCGCGGGCCCAGCCCAGGAAGCCGACCTGACCCTTCGACGCAAAGGCCGAGTCGTCGAAGCGGAACAGGATCAGGTCCAGGACGTCGCGGATCATGTACTTGGAGAAGTCGCCGTAGCCGATGGTCTTAGCGTTGGCGCCCGGCTGGGCCATGTCGTTGTTGATCGACACGTCTTCGCCCAGCAGCTGCGCCGGAATGCCCGACTTGATGCCGGCCTCGTACGCTTCAGCCCAGATCGGGCGGCCCGAGCCGTCCTTCAGCTTGCGCACGGCCTTGCGGGTCTGCTGGTGCATCATGAAGCGGCAGGTGCCCGCATCCTTGTAGGCTTGGTCGATCGACTCCTGCAGGTCGACCAGGTCTTCCCAGGTCGGCGCGGTCGCGGTGCCGGTGGCGCCGGCCTTACCCACGCCTGCGGCGGTGACGAAGCCCAGCGGCTGGCCGGTACCGGTGCCGACGGTGAAGCCCTTGTTCATTGTGCGGCCGAGGCGGTCGCGCTGACGCTTGTTGACCATGGCGATCACGTCGATCGAGCTGTCCTGCAGCAGTTCAAACGGGATCGTGATGATCTTCGTGCTGGCCTTGAACGCGTTCAGGCCGACGGTGCCGAAGCTTGGATCACCTGCCGATGCCTGGACGTTCTCGGCGACCCATTCGCCCTCTTCCGAGGTGCCGTCCGAGGTCGGATAGCCCAGCGGGTTGCCCTGGCTGGTGGTGATGCTGCCGGCCACGCCGCGCATACCACCGTAGGCCTTCAGCGTCTCGATCAGCTGCTTGGCGACATCGGTCTGGACGGTATAGCCGCCCTGCGAGCCGGTCCCCGTCGACATGGTGTTGCGGACCTGCTGCAGTTCCTCGGCGCTCAGGGCCGAGGGACCATGGCGCACCAGCTTGGCGAACATCTCGCGGCCCTTGGCCTCGGCCTTGTTCTCCGGCGCGCGGCGGAACTGCTCGACGTCGGTGTGATCCTTCTCGACTTCCAGCGCCATGACGCGCTCGATGGCTTCGATCTGGTTGTCGATGGCTTCGATTTCGTCGGAGCGCTTATCGAAGATGGCCTGATCTTCCTTCGACCAAGTGCGATCGCCTTGCTGCGCGAGTTGGTTGCGTGCTTCACGGGCGAGATTCTGCTTCTGCTCGCGCAATGCTTGAATGGATTTCATCCGGTTTCCTTGTATGACAGACGTAAAAAAAGCCGCTCGAGGCGGCCGGGGCTGGATTACGCGAGCGCGCTATCCGAGTTCGTGAATGCGCAGGCGGTTCAGGTTGCGCTGACGCAGCGCTTCCCACTGCGCGCCGTCGTCGGCGGCGGGCGCCGGCGGCTTCGGTGCGTTGTTGTAGGCCGAGAGATCCCACGAGTTTTTCGCCGCTGCGGTCTCTGCGACCGTGCCGGCGAAGCCGTGTTCGACAGCCTGGTCCGCGTTGAACCAGGTCTCTGCGTCCATCCAAGCTGCGAGCTGCTCGCGCGACTGGCCGGTCAGGCGCTCGTAGTCGTCGAGGATCGTGCCGTCGATGGTGTCGAGCAGGTCCGCTGTCTGGCGCAGGTCCGACTTGTTCCCGTACGCCATCGTCCAGGCGTTGTGGATCATGTACAGCGCGCCCTTGGCGATGGTGATCGATGCGCACGCCGCGGTGACAAACGTGGCCGCGCTGGCGGCGACGCCTTCGATGACCGCGTGCACGTCGCCGTGCTGCGCGATCGCGGCTGCCATGGCGCGCCCGTCGAACACATCGCCGCCCGGGCAGTTGACACGCAGCGTGACGCGCTTGCCGGCCATGCCTGCCAGCGCCTTGTTGAAGTCGCTCGCGCCGATGCCCCAGTACGGATCGATCACGTCGTACAGGAACAGGGTGTCAGACTCGGCCTCGGCCACGATGCGGGCTGGCTCGCGTGTCGCGTTATTGCGGATCAGTTGGACCAGCTGTTTCATCTTCTTCCTTCGGTTCGGGTTTTGGTGCCGCCGGCTTGTCCGGGCGGTAGAGAACGTCGCCACCTTCGACCGGTGGCAGGTTCATAGACTTGCGCACCTCGTTGATGGTCATGTAGCCGGGGCCCTGCGAGCCGCCGATTGCCTGGCGGTTGCGTTCGCCGGCAGCCTTCGAGTCGCCGGCCAGCAGCGCGTCCATCTTGTGCTCGACGAATGGCGAGGCCCGGCGGAACAGCTTCCGGTTCAGCTCCTGGCGAATGCGGTTGATGTGCGGCTGCAGCGCCCAGCGGATGAAGCCGATCGACAGCTGCTCGATGCCGGTACCCCACGAGCTGGTGGTTTCCTGCGCGCCGATCATGTGCGGCGGCACGCCGAACGCCCGCGCGATGTCGATGACCTGGAACTTGCGCGACTCGAGCAGCTGGGCGTCGCCGGCCGTCATGCTCATTTCCTGCAGCGCCAGCCCTTCGGTCAGGACCATCGGCAGGCCACCGTTACCGACGCCGGCGTACTTGGTTTTGTATGCGTTGCGCAGCTGGTCGATCTGCCCGTCGCTCATCTCCCCGGGGGCGGTGATGACGTGCTTCGGCGCCGCGCCGTTCGCGTAGAAGTGGCCGGACAGCGCGTCGGTGGCCAGCGCGATGCCGATCGACTGGAAAGCCGCGTGCGCGATCACGGACATGCTGCGGGTACCGTTAAAGCCGAAGCCCGGGAAGTGCAGCATGTCGTCCTGGTGGAGCGTTCGCGTGGCGCCCGTCTCGTCCGTCACGGTGTAGATCAGCGTATCGCCGATCCGCCGGACGTCGACCAGGTCGGGATGATGTGGCCGCAGGTTCTTGACGTCGGCGCCCTTGCGGACGATCTCGACGAAGCCGTCGCCACGCAGGCAGATGGACTTCATGACCCACTCCCACATGGAAGCGGCCGTCCAGTTCGCGATCGGCTGTTCGTTGAGCAGCCACCACAGCTCCGGATTGATGCTTTGCCTGCCCTCCTCCGCATCGCGGAAGATCGACACGGGGATGGACGCGATCGCGCCGCCCAGCAGTTGCACGGCGGCGAACACGGCGGACACCCGCATTGCCGTTTCTGGCGTCACCGCGAAGCCGCTGGCGGCCGGCGCGCCACCGAGTTGCGCGATGATCTGCGGGTCGCCGCTACGAATGAGCGTCGTGAGGTTCTCGACCTGCGTCGGCTCAGGCCGATAGGTCGGCTCCGGTCGCCAGTGGTCGGTGGCGCCCAGGGCGTCGAAAAAGTCCAGTTTCATATCTTCCTTATCAGAGCATCACGAAGCCCTGCTTGACGACCTTCGGCGGCTCGACTTCGGCACTCTGCATGACGCCAATGGCCATGAGCAGCGCGACCATGTCGTCGATCTTTTCCGGCGCCTTCTTCTTGTCGGGCGCGGTGTTCAGGTTCGGGTCCGTACGCGCGATCAGGTTCGATGCGCACCAGTTCAGGACTGGATCGCTACCGTGCGCGAGGTTGCCTTCGACATACGCCAGCTCCAGCGCCTGCATGGCCGGGTGGTAGCTCTTGCCGCCCTGGATGAACTCCTGCAGCGGCACGTCCTTTTCCTGCAGCTTCTGCACCAGCTGCTTCGCATTCCATGAGTCGTAGCCGATCATCTGGATGTCGAAGCGCGCCATCGCGGCCAGGATGCAGTCGCGCACGGCGTCGTAGTCGGTGACCTCGTCGCCGGCTTCGATTAAGTGCCCACCCTGCACCCACGCCTGATACGGAACCAAGCCGCGCTCGGTGCGCGCCTCCACGGCCGCAGCCGGGACGAAGCGCCAGCCATGGGTGTAAAGCACGCCCTCGACGTTCCAGACCAGCCGGAACGACGTCAAGTCGCGCGTGCTGGCCAGGTCGAGACCGCCCCAGCAAGGAAACTGCCGCAGCCATTCGAGGTCGACGGCGCCCTTGCAGGCCTTCCACTTGACCAGGTTGACCCAACCACCGGCCGCCGCCGAGGGGCGGTTCAGGCGCTTGATCTTGAATTCGGCGTGCCGGCCGGGCATGGACTTCGCCTCGACCGCTTCCTTCCGGATCTCCTTCATCAGGAGGGGATTGACCTCCATCAGCGGGTTGGCTTTGATCCACTTCGACTCGTCAAAGTCGCCATCGGCCTCGATGCCGGCGGACTTGTCTTCGTCGTCCAGAGCGTAGTAGACGGCCAGGAAGTGGTCCGCCTCGACGATGCCCTGCAGCAGCTGCTTGGCGAAGTGCCGGATCTCGCCCCACGGCCCGGGGTTGGTATAGCCCTCAGTGGTGGTGTAGACGAACAGGACGTTCTTGCGCGCGCCGGCCGCCGACTTCAGGACGTTCAGCAGGTCGTGGTTTTTGTGTGCGTGGATCTCGTCGATACCACAGTGCGACGGGTTCAGACCGTCCTGCGTACTGGCCTTGGCGTTGATCGGCTTGAAGGTGCCGCCCACCTCGTAGCGCGCGATCGCGTTGGCGAACGGCTCCAGGGTGAACGCCTCGCGCAGGTCCGACACCACCTCGACGATCCGCTTCGCAACGTTGAACACGATGCGGGCCTGCGAGCCGGTGGTCGCCGCGCTGATAACCTGCGGGCCGTTTCCGGCTTCGCAGCAAAAGCAGTACAGCAGCACCGCCGAGCACAGGAACGATTTCGCGTTCTTCCGCGCCACGGCGAACAGCGCGGTGCTGAACCGGCGCGTGCCGTCGTGGTTCCGAAACCCGAACAGGTTTACGACGAAGAAAATATGCGACTCGTGCATGACGACGGTCGGCGTGTCCCACTCCCCCTCGACGTGCGGAAGCTTTTCGATGAAGTCGCACGGGTCCCAGGCGTGCCAAGCATCGAACATGAACGGCGCGTTCTTCGGCGTTGCCGTCGAGGTGCCCTTCGCATGGTCGTAGCGCGCGCGCTTAAGATCGTTCAGGAAGCGCTCGGCGGCTAGGCGCACCCAGCGGCCAAAGCGCTTGCCCTTCTTGTCGGCCACCGCCGCTTTGGCGTAGTCGATGGCGACCTGGACATAGTCACGCTGTTCCGGTGCGCTTGCCGTTCCTGGCGAACTTGTTCCCTTTGTCTTCTTCGCCACCATTCGGCTTCACCTTCCCCTGTGCCACCGGCGTCAGGCCGAAGTCGTTGATCATGCTCTGCAGCGTGCTGGCCATGCTGGCCGTCGGCGCCTCGCCAGCGGCGTAGAGCTGGACGATCTTCCCGTGCATCGCGCAGAGGTGCGCCAGCGCCGATAGGCCGCCTTCGGTCAGGAGCTTGTTCGCCGTGAGGATCGGCGCCAGACGCTCCCATTCCTTGACGGCGTGCGCGTTCGGCAGCCAGTCCGGCGCCGGCGGCACCTGCTCGATAGCCGGAAGGTCCACCGCCGGCGGCGGCGCGGCGCGGCACGGCTGCTTTGTGCCGGAGATCGCCTTCAGCGTCGTGGCTTTCTTCGGTGGGCCTGGCATGTGTGATCCTTCAAAAACCGTTTTTTCTATCCTGCACGTGTGAATATTTCACTGGCTAGTCGGTCCCCAGTGCCCAAGGGTGCGGACTTTTGCCTACCCCCTACTCCTCGATCGGGAACCCGTCGACGCCGATGCGCACGGGCTTGTGCTTGGTCTTGCCCTGTTCCTCCTCCGTCTTGGCGAGGTGACAGGGACCGCAGATGGACTGGCAGTTGTTCTCGTGGTCGATCTGCGCGGGCGTCCACTTCAGGCGCGTGGCGTTGGCCTTGCTGACGATGTGGTCGACCTGCGTGGCGATGGTGACGCGGCCGGCGCGCTTGCATACCTGGCACAGGCCACAGTCACGCTGCAGCACACGGGCGCGGAGCTTGACCCAGGCAGCGCCATAACCGCGCTCGTGTCGGCTCTTGCTGCCCCATGCCATCAGCGCTTTCCTTTTCTCTTGCGTGTGGGTGCGGGCTTGACCGGTGCGGGCGGCAGCGCCAGAAGCAGCTGCACCAGCTCGCGCACGCTCATGCCCGGCGTGCCGTGCCCATTGGCGCGCAGCAGACGCTTGGCCTCGGCGCAGTCGGCGAGCAGCTCGCAGTAGTCATCCAGTACCGTGGGCTGGTGGACCGGGTAGGTCATGGCCGGTCGGTCGGGCACGATGGCGCGGATCAGGTCGAACCGGTACATCTCGGCGGCCGCGCTCATACGCCTGGCCCGTCGAGGTATCGCTTTATCGCTTCGGGCGGGAACGTGCTCCAGTCGCATCGCAGGCTGTACGACGTTCGCTCCATGTACTTGGCATGAGCCACGTTGATGCGGTGTCGGTACCAGGTGTCGAAGTGCACAGGCTCAGCAGGCGCGACGGCAGCTGGTGCAGGCCTGAAGCGCGGCACCAAATCGTAAGCCATCAGCGCGGTCGTGATCGCCTTGCTGTCGCTCGGCATGTACTCACACTCGACCCGTACTACTTCACCCACGCGAACGTGCAGCGAGAACGACTTCAGCTTCTTCGGTAGACCGAGCGCATCGATCAGATCCTTGCCGATCTCGTATGCCATGATCGCCATCGCGTGTACCTCAGTAATAAAAACGCCGCTGGCACCGAAGGTGGCAGCGGCAAAGCTCAGTTAGAGCGATGGGGAAAAATATAAACAAAATTGCTTGCATTCATAAGCATTTTTGTTTATTATCTCTACATCGACAAGACGAAAGGAGTGCGGTGAAGCAGAGTGAGTTTGTAAGGTGGCTGGCCAAACAGGGAGCAACATTCAAGCAAGGCACGAAACACTTGAAGGTCTACCTGAACGGCGAACGAAGCCAAGTCCCGAGACACCCCAGCGAAGAACTGAAAACGGGGTTAGTCGAAGGGGTAAAGAAACAACTAAAACTCAAGTGAGGCAGGCCCCGAAAGGGGCTTGCGGCACAGCACCGCACTACAGCATCACTCAGTACTGACTTAACTGCCATGGAGGGCAACATGAAATATCCAGCTACTTTTACTCCAGCCGAAGAAGGCGGGTTCGTTGTTACGTTCCGCGATATTCCAGAAGCGATCACTCAGGGCGACGACGAGGCCGAGTCGTTGGAGATGGCCGCCGATGCACTTCGAACAGCAATGGACTTCTATTTCGAAGATCGGCGCCCAGTGCCGCCACCTTCGCCTGCTCAAGAGGGAGAGCGTCTTATTGCCCTTCCTCCGAGCGTATCTGTGAAGGTGCTTTTACTCAATCGGTTGCTGAAGGAACGTATCCGGCCGGCTGACCTGGCACGCCTACTCGGTGTCAAGCCCCAGGAAGTCACTCGGTTGACTGACCTGAATCACAATACAAAGATTGATACTCTTGCTCAGGCACTTGACGCACTTGGGTATGAACTGATCATTCGGGTTCGACCGAAGGAGCTTGCCAGCCTAGATCTTGATCCATCATTAGATGCAGTTAGGATTGCTGCAGCTCATGACAACTCGTACGCGCTTGCGGCATAAGGCAACAAAAAAGCCCGGCTAGGCTCGGGCTTTGTAGGGACGTGCGACAGCATCAATGGCTGGGGTACTGTCGCGAATTCCGGTTATCGGTGGCGCTGGTGCGCACTTTACGAGGCCGGAAGAATTGAAGACCTACAGTTTACACGAATACTGCTCAGTTGCTCAACAATTCAGCAGATTTAATCCTTGCGGAACACAGTACGCAGTTTGGCAGCCGCGCGCGCCGCATGGCTCTCAACGATGCTGTGCAGCTCGCTCACCATGTCGAGGGTGTGCTCGCGGACGAATCCCGCCGCCATGCTCAGCTCAGCCTTCCCGGTCCCGCAGCAGGCCTTGCATGTCCGACTCTCCAGCACGCCGGTGGCGCCGCACGGCGAACAGTTCCCATCGAGCCAGTGCGCCAGCGAATGCTCGGCAACGGTGCGATACAGTTTCTGTGCCGCGTCCGCATCCCAGGCGGTATTTTCTGGCACCCACTTGCGCGCACGGCCGCGCTTCATCACCTCGGCGATCCACAGGCGCAGCAGCTGGGCCAGGTTGGCGGCGTTGCCTTCGAACGCCTGGCGCGCGAGCGGATCGGCGAACTTCACCCGGTGCAGCAGTGGGCCAATATCGCCCGACAGCTCGGCTGCTGCAAAGGCCGACGCTTGCAGCGGCTCGGCTTGATGATGCTGGGCGTCATCCCGGAGATTCGAGGCGCTCAACGCATGAATGTAGCTGTCTGCGAATCCCATGATTTAACCTTCAGCGAAAGACGACCGAGCCAGCGTAGCACGGCTGAGCGAGTTTTGACTAGTGGAAAATATTTATTTTTTACATTGTTGTGAGGGAACGTCAGAAGGGTATAGCATCGACAATTTCGCCCCCTTCTTTACAACATGAAACGCTTTTTTAAGCTCGCTGAAGCGACCGTTATTGTCCTAGCACTAGTTGCGGTTTCAATCGTTCTGTCTCTTCTCGCGAAAGGATCAAATGATTTGCCAGCTTGGGTCCAGGCAGTTGGATCCGTTGCTGCAATTCTCGCGGCCTTCATGATTGCAAACAGCCAGTCGCGCGAGCAGCTCAAACTTGAGCGGGCTAATGCTAACGACGAGGCGCGGCGAAAGATAAAAACGCTCCGGTCGTTGCTAATCCATTTGAAGCAATCACTTGAAATCGCGTCACACATGCGCGCCAGCTCTCCAACCCGTAAAACTGGGGATGAGACTGTTGCCTCACTTCGGTCTCTCCATTCACTCCTAGAGCGCCTGCCAATATTTGAGGTGCCGTTAGATGAGCTGATTATCGAGTTCCACCACATCCAACGTTTCGTCCCGATCTTGTGCGAACATTTCGAGCTCGAAAGGACGCTCACTCATCCGCATGACAGTTCCAAAAGAGCGTTTCATGAGTCGGAAGCTCGCAACATGCTTCCCGGTCTAATAGCTAGAACAGGTCAAGTAATCACATTGTGCGACGCCGAACTGCTCAATCTGCCGTAACTCTCGTTCCGATCTCGACCCTTACCGCGCCCGGCTTCATCCCGTACTCGCGCCGGATCGTTACCGGCTCGAACTGGCTGTCGTTCACGCCCAGCGCGTCGGCCACGCCGTCCAGCATCGGCTTACAGGCCGCCAGCAGGTTGTCGCGGTCGCGCGAGCGGCGGTCGGGCTGGACGGACGTGATGACCAGCGCCAGCTCGGCGCCCGGCTCAAAGCGCTGGCCGGCGGCCGATAAGCCAGGCCGAGCCATTGAAATGGATCATTCCCTTCTGCTCTAGAACTATCAGCCGGTCGCTTATTACACGTGGCGGAGGAACCGGACGGCTTAGCAGGCCGCGCGTGCAAAGTGGCCACGCAAGCGCACGCAAACCGCTGGCGTCAGTATCGAGCTGCTTCATTGTCCCCTTGCCCAGCCGGACCTGCGCCAGAAGTGCCTTGTCGAACTCTGCGAACTTGTCGTGTTCCATCTCAATTCCTTTTGTTGGTTTGACTCGGGGCCATTCGCTGCTGAGCTTGATGGTAGCAGTCGATCAGGATAGTGTGCCAGTCGCCACGCGCGCCCCAGTAATCCCGGCGGCAGTGCTCCACGTCGCCCTGGTCGAACTCCCCCAGCTGGACCAGGTCAGCGAGCCGTTGCTCGATCCTCGGCGGCAGCTCGTATGCACTTTCTGCATATTGCTTTAGTTTTTCGTTTGCGTTTGTTTCGGCCATAGTTGTCATTTAGAGGGGTTGGTTGGACCCCTCAGGCTGCGGTAGTGGTTGTAAGGGGTGTCCTGCGGCCCCTGAGCAAAATCAGCAAAAACTGGTATCGAAAGTGACGTATTCGCGGGTGGTCATGTCCGCTACGGCTCGCCCAGGCCGCCCCCTCGCTCTTTCGATTGGCGCACTCTTGTGAATGCGCCTGCCAAACGAGCCAAGCATTCCAACTCTGTACCTCTGTTCGGTCCGGCCTGTGCTCTCAGGCCTCGCCAAGGCCCCCTCTGCGCCTTGTTCTTGCTGTACCCTGGTGTTCGACGGTGCTGTCGGTCTTTCTGCGGTGTGAGCCGATTCAGGCCCCTGCACGTTTTTTGAGGTGTCGTCCGCTCCACCTGGTGGGGTCGATTCCGAATCGCGACCCTTTCAATCTTGGAAAGGAGGTCGTTGAATGCGCCCCCCCCTTTCCAAGATGCGCTCAGTTTTGAGCGCGTCTGCCCGCCTTACGCGGTGCGTCGACGAACGTCGAGGATGAGTTTGCAAAGCGCGGCCAGGCCTGCCCGCTGGTGCAGGTCGTTTGCGTCTTCGCCCAGCTGGTCGCTCATGCGCCACGGCAGGCCGGTTTTCACGGCGGCGCGCTCGCCGGCCAGCGACTTGTCGTTGTCGGCGATGACGAATGCCGGCGTCTTCACCTGGCCGGCCACGTAGACCATGTTGGAATCGCTGAAGCACACCAGCACCGACGCGTTGAGGCGCAAGCGGCGCAGCGCCAGCTCGATCGACAGGCCGGTGGCGTAGCCTTCGCACAGGAAGACTTCCAGCGCGCGCGGGCTGCCCAGCCTCAGGACTGCGCCTTTGGCACGCATCCCGGTGGCCATCTTCTTTTCCCAGCGGCGCTCTTCCACGATCCAGTTGATCGTTTGCACGCCCTGCAGCTGGTTCGTTTCCAGGCTGCGCATTGGGACGACGAGCGTCATGTCGTTCACGAGCGCGACGACGTCCGGCAGGCCCTTCGCATTCAGGTAGTAATGGGTCTTGAGTTCGCACTGTTCGATCAGCTTCTGCGCCTCGATGGCAGCCGCGCGGTATGCCTGATGCTTGCGGTTTTCCTCTGCTGCGTTTGCGGCCTCGCGTGCTGCCTGGTGGCGCCGGCGCTCGGCCAGCTCGTGCTCTGTCAATGGGCCGCGGTGCTCGCCGTTGTCGCGCCAGCCGTTGGCCGCTGCTTCGTGGTACAGGGTACCGATACCGACCTTGCCCACGGCCTTGATGCTGCGCCAGGTGGTGCGTGCGGACTTCTCGCTGTACGAATCGGCGCCCTGGCTCCACGAGTCCCAGGCGTCGAAGCCGTCCTCGCCGAACTCGGACTTGATCGCCATGCCCATGCGCACCCACGTCTCGCGGTCATGCGATGGGACGAAAGACAGTGCTGTGATTGCTTTCTGAATGGTCATGCTTTTGCCTTGCCCTTGACGAATCGGAGCATCTCGGACTTGGCCTTGTTGGCCACCTCGCGCGATACCGCAACAGTTGGAGTGGAATCAAACATCGGGAGCCCGCGGGGCTCTTGACCAGTAATGCTGCGGAACAGGTGCATTGCTCGAGCCTTTGCCGTCTCGGGTTTCCCCTGGCTTCGGCAGTGCGAGACAACCTGCTCCCACACGGTCAGCTTGTTTCCGACAGTGACCTTTCCTACCTTGAACTCGACCATCTGGCCGGCCTCGTGCTCGATCAGGTTCTGTTTGATTATCTCGAAGCCGCACGACATGCAACGCTTCCGGAATGGGACGAATTGGCATTGGGGGCAGTTCGCTGGATGATCCGGCTCGTCATCGTCGGCATCCTTGCGAATCATCTTGTCGAGCTTTTCACCCATGTCGAGCGCGTCCAGGCCCTCGGCATAAATGCGCTCGAAGTCTTCGGCGAACCGAATGATGTTTCCGGAGAAGTCGAGCAACAGCATGTCGGTCTTTCCGGTTTCCGGCGAGGCGCGCAGGCCGCGGCCCCACATTTGGATCGCGGTCGACAGCGACTTGCGCAGCGGACGAACGTCACATACACAGCTGACGTCCTTTTGATCGAACCCTTTCGCCAGCGCCTCGACCGATACGAGCACGCGAATAAGCGAATCCGCCGATTTGAAGTCTTCGGTAATCTCTTTGCGCTCAGCTTCGGTCGTCTCCGACGTGAAAGCTGCCGCCATAATCCCCGCCTGGTTGAATTCGCGAACAAGGCCTTCACAGTGCGCAATGGTTGATCCGAACACGATAGTCTTGCGGTTCTCGCCATGCTTGATCCACTCGTGCACCACATCGCCGACGATCTCCATGCCGCGCTCTTGCGCTGCAGCGTCGGTCCACTCGCCGCCAGCCGTCGCCGCGCCCTTCATGTCTACCTTCGTGCAGGACATGACCCGCATCGGCACGAGGTGACCTTGTTCCGTCAGCTCGCGCATGGTCGCAGCGTTGATCAGATTGGTGAAAAGGTTGCCCAAGCCTGGGCTGAATGGTGTCGCGCTGAGGCCGATAACGGCCGCCCGGCAATCCGGAATGTGATCGGTCCATGCGGCCAGCTGGGTATGTGCCTCATCGATGATGATCAGATCCGCATCGGGCCAGTCTCGGCGGCCCAGAGTCTGCGCGCTCGCGATCTGGAACGGTAGTTCAGGGTTGAAGCGCCAATGATCTGCCATCAGCACAGAGTGCTTGTTAAGACCGACCTGGTCGGCCACATCGGACGTTTGCTTGATCAGGGTCCGGCGATCCGCGACAAAGATTGCCCGCTTCCCGCGCGCCAGCGATTCGCGAATCAGAAACATCGCCAGAATCGTCTTGCCGGAGCCAGTCGGACTCATCACCATTTGGCATCGATGGCCAGCAGCGAATCCGGCGCGCAGCTTCTCCCGTGCGCTCGTTTGGAACTGACGCGGCGTAGGGAATTTGTCGTTTGGGTAGTGAGGCGCGTTCATGCTGACACCTGCAGTTTGGCGAGGGCTTTCTCGGCCTTCTCGGCCCGGTTTTTCCAATGTGTGACAGCTCGGGCGCGCTCAATAAATTCGCCGGACTTAGCAGCCAGGGTGCGCTCGGCGTTTTCCGCAATAGCTCTCTGACGGGCAGCCTCGTCCATTGCCGCCTTGATCCGATCGTCCGCGTCGAAGACTCGACCCATCATTTCGTTGTCGGCGAGGGTCGTCCGTAGGTGTTCGCTCAACTCAGCAATCTGCTCGCGCAGCTGTTCAACTTCACTCGCCGGCACGAGGTTTTCTTCAGCAGCGGGATGTGGATCCATCTCGATCTTCTGGTGCTGGCCCGACGGGATCGAGGTGACCGTCATTGGCGAGCCTTCTGGCGCCACGACAGCGGGTGCTGTGTTCGTCTCAGCAGGCGGAATCGCAGGAGGCGTTACGGCGGCGGGTGCCGGCTGCGCACCTGCTGAGCCGATTTTGGTCGTGTCCATCTGGTACGTCTTGCCGTTGCGCTCGACGGTACGTGCAGTATTTCCGGACCCTTCATCTCCGGAATTCCGTAGATACTCCGCCCGGTAGGTGGCCACAGTCTTGTCGCTGACAGCACAAGCTTTCGCGATCGCGTTATTGCTCCAGGTGGCCCACTCCGGATCGTTTAGCAGTGTCTCGACCGCCTTACGCTTGTCTTCGTTAGATCGGCGCAGACCGTGCGATGCGTTGGCACCAACGGAAAACAGAACAGCGTCGCGCTGCGTGCCCACGCGGATTTCTGCGGCGATCTCAATGGCGCCGGCCTCGCGGTGCGCATGGAAGCGATGGAACCCGTCGGCAAGCCAGAAGTGCGCGCCGTCGAAGAACATCACAACGGGCGGCAGCTCGACGGCCAGGCGGATCGCCTCGGCGTAGTCTGCGATCGTCGACTGGCTCAGCTCAGCGCGCGACTGGGTGCCGCCGTTGATGCGAACGCTATCAAGTGGAACAGTGTCGATCTCAACCATCACGCGCTCTGCAGATTGAAGTGTTTGAATGCCCAGTTGATGACGGCGCCGCGGACCACGCCTCGGCAGTACAGCTGGATCAGGATGCGTTTCAGGATGGTTCTCATGCAGCTCTCCGAAATTTGGGCGTAAAGGGGCCCTGCTCCCGGCGAATACCGGAAGATCAACTAAGGTGTAGAGGGAGGCGGGCGGCTAGATTACTTCTCGGCCATCCCGTTCAAGCGGTTCAGCAGGTCCATCATCGGGCGGATCGCGGTGAAGATCGCCGCTTCGATGTGCTTTACCTCGTGCATGTCGACGCGGCCGTCAGACAGGGCTGCGTGAACCTGGGTGCCTACGGTGCCAAGCTTCGACCAGATATCGGTAACGGACTCGATCAGGCCGGCGTCGTTCGCCTGGCCTGCATCGAGCTTCGTGCAAATGAACCCGTGAGCCTGCGCCAGCGAGTGCAGCACCGCGTAATCGCCGGTCAGGTCCATCACGCGATCGACGTCATCGATCGTCACGACGTTCGCGACATTGTTCGGGTTCGCCTTATTCCGCAGGATCGTGGGCGACATGTTCAGGCGGACTGCCAGAGCAGCACATCCTCCAGGAGCGGCGTGGACAGTTTGGTGGAAAGCGTCTTTGGCGTTCATTCGGAAACCCGTTAAAAGAATGATGATTTGGCACTATCTCGATGCGATGATTCAGTCATGTAATCAGCGCTTCACTACCCTGCTCGACGCGGCTCATCCGAAAACACATCGGGCCGAACTGCCTGGAGGTACATGAGCTGAGTTCGTGGTATGCCGTTAGTGCGCCACTGGGAAACGGCGCTACGAGTTACTTTGCACAGCACAGCAGTTTTTTTGTTGCCGCCGAGCCGCTGAATCACCAAGGTGGCGTCAGTAGTAGAGTTGGTCATGAGAACGGGCCAAGGATGGTTTTCGTCCATGGAGTATAGAACCCTAAACTGATCGTAGTCAAGCACTCTAAATCATAGATTGTTTAGAATCCTAAAATATGAATACACTAATCGACCGCCTGGAACATATCTATCGCGAACGCCCTGATCTTGAGGGTGATCGTGGACAAATCGGCTTGGTTCGCGCGTCCAGAGCCTCAAAGAGCGTTGTAAATCAGTGGTTGACTGGAAAGATCAAGTCGATGGACATCAGATACGCTCTCAACATTGAGGAAGCGCTAGGCTATTCGCACATCTGGCTGATGACTGGGTTTGGGGCCCCATTGGCGGAAGAAAATTTTTATAGCCAGGGCGGTTTGAGGTTAGACAAGACTGAGGAGTCCGTCAGAACAGTCGCTGTCCAGCACGTGAAATTTCAGGCAGGTAAGGGAGGCAAGGAGCCCAAGATGCTGTCTGTAGATGGACCTGAGGTCCTCTTGTCCAAAGAGTGGATTAAGCAGCATATGATGGACAGCGACAAACTGGTATCAATAGAAGTCGGAGACCGCGGCATGGAGCCTCTTCTGTTCCCAGATGACATTGTTGTCGTAGATCTTAGCGATAGACGCCCTGTGAGCCGGGAGATATATGCTCTACAGGTCAAGGAACAGCTTTGCTTTAGGCAATTGCTCCTAAGTGGAAGTGAGTGGCAGTTGCATGCAATAAATCCTGGATTTGAACGACTCACTGTTCGGAGTGAAGAGCTTAAGATCCTTGGTCGTGTCGTCTACCAGTCTGCCCGAGCGATCACTGGCCGCCTCTAAGCTTCCAATGGTTTACAGTCGATGATCTCGGTGCTTCGAGCACGCGAGAACTTTTTTCGGCCGCTTGGTTTAGAGTTCTTGACTTAAGCAAGTTTAGAAAGTTAAACTATCCTCTCGTTAGCAACCTCATGAGGGGAACCAATGAGTACATCGGAGAGCGCTGCTTTGCCTGCCCATGGCAAAGGGCAATTCACAGGAAAACGGGGCGGTGCCTTCCTGCGGGAAGGTACGTTTGTCTTCCACCTCCCGCTGGTCTACCTAGGTGGGAATCTGGGGCTCACGAAAGATGGCCTTTGGATTGATCTCGCCGACAGCTCAGGCCAGCGTTTCGTTGCGCACTCTCTTGAGTGGGTGCTCCAGCGAATCGAGTGCTTCCGAGCTGGGCGCGAACTTGATCGCCTGTTGGCTGCTTCCGCTGTTCATTACGGCTTCCGTGACGTACGCGCGTTGATGGGACGATCCTTATGAGTGCGCCCAATCCGTTTCTCACCCGCCTCGAGCGCGCGCCGCGTGAGATCGCTGACCTCCTCGAAAAGCTACCCGCGAACTTTATTGAGTCGAAGCTGGAGGCCGAGCAGCTGCAAATGCTTGAGGCAACCGGCAAACATGCAGCGAACTACAGCTATACGCTCGTGCATGGGTTCGAGGCCGTCGGACAGCTCCTTTTCGCTGCCTCAACAAACGAACAGCTGGAGTTGAAACGCGACGTCGTATCGAATACTGCTTCACTTCTGTCGATGCTCGCGGTGCAAGCGCAATACCTCCAGGAACTGCAGGACACCATCCGCTACACACTCGACCACCAGGGGGAATCCAAGTGAGCATCGCTATCGCCAATCAGACAGCCGGGGCCCAGTCCGTTTTACGGCCAACCCGTAAAACTCAACGTTCGCGCCGCGTCCTCGGGTACACGGTCTACAGGACAGCAGCGTCAAGTATCGCGCGCGTGGCCGAAAGTCCGATTGTGATGCGCGCTGCGGGCCTCATGTTGGCCGGCGCCGGCGTGTTCGCTCTCGACCGTCTTATCTGGATCATTGTTACCGTAGTGGAGAATTTCGCAAAATGACTGAGCAAAATAATCACTCCCTCTCTCCAGAAGAACGACTCTATTGCGAACCAGACTACTTCGAAGGGATCGATGCTGAACGCGAGAAATTCGAAGCGTGGGCGATCGGTAAGAGCGGCCCCTGGCTTCAAGGGGCGCTCGAACGAGACGAATTCGGATACCGGTCGACCGAGGTGAGGGAACACTGGAGCATGTGGGCTGCTTTCGCTGTTCGCCACTTGCTTGAGCAGACCTCCCGCCCGAAGACTTGCGTCAAGGTCGCCGACGTGACCCAGCTGCAGCGCGACCTGGCGCGCCTCGCGGCCGGCGGTGACAGCGACGTTGCAGCGGCGTGCGTGCGCGCCCAGGCTGTGATCGAAGGTCTGCTGTCCGGGCTCGACGTGGAGCAGATGTCATGAAGGCCACGTCACGATACGCAACGCTGCGCGCATTCGGTCAGGGTACTGTCGGTGGCTGCGTCGGCGGAACGGTTCTCGGCCTGATCTATGTCTACACCGGCAAAGTCGGCTTCTATGGCGCTTGCCTGGTCGTCGGGCTCGTCAGCTGGGGCTTGGCCGAGTTTCTTGACCGGCGTGCGCGCCGAGGGCTGCGGCCCGATGCGGACCGGCTGTCGTGAGCACGCGTACTCAGGTAGCGATCAGCGCTGCATCGGCGCCGGCCAGCGCGTTCATCGCACTGAATAGGCTCGCGACCGGCCAGCCCTGGTGGGCGGCGCTGTGGATTTTCGTCGGGGCGACGCATGTCTGGATGCTGGTCGATGCTGTGCGCGATATCCGCCGTCAGCGCGCAAGAAAATAGGAAGGACATAATGGACACGTTTTTGACAACCGACGCTGTCGCCCGCCTGACCGGGCGCCGGCGCAAATCATTGCAGGTCGCACAGCTGCGCCAGATGGGCCTCCCCTTTTGGGTGAATGCGATCGGGGAGCCGGTCGTCACCGTGGCGGCAGTTGAGGGGCGCAAGGAAGCCCCACGTGAGAAAACATGGGTAATGCCGAGGCGGAGTGATGGGCAGAAAAAACACGCGTAATCTGAACATGCCGCCGCACATGCATCCTCGGACACAGCGCAGCGGCAAGGTCTACTACTACATGTACAGGAAGGGCGCCGACGGAAAGCGACAAGAGATCGCGCTGGGCGAAGACTTCATCCTGGCGTTGAAAAAGTATGCCGAGCTGAACGTCGTCGTTGCGCCAGGCACAGGCGCCAGCTTTGCGGACCTGCAGCAGCGCTATCTGGTGGAAGCTGTGCCTAAGCTCGCAGTGAACTCGGCGCGCATGTATCGGTCCGACATCAAGCATCTGATGGCCTCCTTCAGCGCGGCGCCACTCGACCAGATCAAGCCGATGCACATTCGGCAGTTCTTGGACGACCACGCTGACAAGCCGACCACAGCAAACCGGTGCAAGCGGGTGTTTTCGACAATGTGGAACAAAGCCCGCGGCTGGGGATACACGGACCTGCCGAACCCGTGCGAGGGCGTGCAAGGGCACACGCTGGGTAAGCGCACGGTGTATATCACCGATGCTATCTTTGACGCTGTACGGGGCTGTGCGAGCGATCCATTACGCGATGCTATGGACCTGGCGTACTTGACCGGCCAGCGGCCGGCTGACGCGCTCAAGATGACCGAGCATGACATTATCGACGGGCATCTGATCGTCACGCAGGAGAAGACGAAGCAGCCATTGCGGATCCAGATCGTCGGGGAGCTCGCCGGCCTGTTGGAGCGCATTCAACTGCGAAAGGCTCGCTGCAAAGTCCAGACAGCCGCTCTACTGGTGAACACGCAAGGTAAACGTCTGACCGGGCCGACGCTGCGGACGCACTTTGACCAGGCGCGCAAAGACGCCAGGGAAAAGCACCCGAAGCTGGCCAGCGCCATCAAGAATTTTCGATTTTATGATCTGCGCGCGAAGGCGGCGGATGACACGGCCGATGGCCGCGGAGAGGAAGCAGCGCGAGATCTGCTGGGGCATGAAAGTGTCAAAACTACCCAGCGCCATTACCTGCGCCGGGGCAAGATTGTTCATCCAACTAAGTAAAAGCCGAGCCCTATTCAACCGTCTTCGTTTCTGACGCTGGGCGGTCGGCTCAAAATCCATCCGCAACAATATGGATATTGATCAATTTTTGGGTTGATCCATTCCGGATGTCCTAACACCTCATCGCGGAAAGATTTCTCCTCCTTATCGCAGATCTTGATCAGATCGTGAGCGGGGCCCTGCCCAGTGTCAGCCGATGCATATATCAACCTAACACCCTCTGGAAGGAAACTACTTCCAAGATACGAAATAGCCCTCGTATTGATTTGATTATGCGCCCCAAGCTCCGTATCCATCACGATCCCGATTCTCTGCTGATCTGCGATCTTGGTGTTCAGAATATGGTGTAGGGCGAGATCAAGAGCCACCATCTCCGGATTTACCTGATCAGGAACGTCGAAAAACGCGAACTTATAAAGGTCAAACGTCAGTTCTCCGTACGCTAAAGAAGAGCTTGATAGGGCCAGGCATGCTGTCGAAACCTTCACGTCGCCGACTTGAACAGTACCGGCATCCAGAGCGGCGATGCAATCAAAACTGCTGAGTAGCTGCTGAGATTGTGCAAGGAAAGCAAACTCCGTTTCACCTTGCTGCGAAAATACGACCTTCTCTTTACCACTGGCCCGGACATATGTGGTTACTGACTTAAACGTTCCTCGGGTAGCCTGCTTAGAGGTAATTGACCCTCTAGGGCCGAACTCGACGGACACGCTACCACCGTGATTTGCTGCCACGTCAAACTGAACGAAAGTCTCGTGCGCCCTACTCTTGGGGGTTTGCCTTCTTTTCTTTCGTGGCGGTAATGACTTAGGCATCTGCAGCTCTTGATACTTGCTGAACACTGCGTAGAGACATAGCTACCTTACAAGAAGTGCTCTACAGGAGGGGGCGGCAGTCAAGCCAGTGTGCACCCACGAAGCGTGGTTTTGTGGAGCGGACCAGATTTTGTGGAGCGGCGAAAAGAGGTTTTTAGCCGTTTTTCATTGGAGCGGGTGAAGGGAATCGAACCCTCGTCGTAAGCTTGGGAAGCTTCAGCTCTACCATTGAGCTACACCCGCGGCTCCCGCATTCTACGCGGGTTCGTGCACGGTTGACAACGAGGTACGACGAGCGATCTTGTGGCCAAAGCCCAACAAT